ACCGTCGGCGTAACGTCGGTGTCATCGTAGGACACTACGAGATATGGCCGGTTGGAGCTGCGGGAAGTGTCAACCGTGCAAGGCCAATAGTACGAGCTAATCCATAGACCGTATTTTAAGAGCTTTACATTCGCCATTAAAAGGGAAGAATACCCTGACCGTTGAACTGACGATGCATAATCAGGATATTCATTTCCCGGCGCGGTGTTATATGTAACAGAGCTTTCGGTAAACGCTGCATTCAGCGCGGCGAATTGAGGGGCAAAGAATCCTGTAGCCGTATTCGTCAAATAGGCATAGGCCGCGACGCCGGTTATATGTCGATATTTCAGCGCATCGGCCAGCGATTCAAAGCCCACAAGTAGCGCAGAGGCGTTCATATCACCCTGCGCATAGATTGTCTCAACCGTTCCCGTACTGAAATTTGTACTCGGCGCAGTCGGTTTTACGAGTGCGCTTTTACTTGCATAAAGTGTAACAGTACTCAATTACTTGCCCCCCATTCGCTGCATACGGCGTGCGTCCTGTGCGATTCTCACGATATCTTGAAACTCCTGTATGTCTCTTGCCGGGATGGTGATATTAAAGGTGTCACCGCCCACCATGCGGCTTTCCTGCGCGGTTTTTATCTCTGTACCTTGTGGCAGATTAAGCAGCTCGGGGCCGTTTTCGCCGACCCATGTCATGCCGCCACGAAAATTTGCATCGCCCGATGCGTTGGTAGCAGAACCGTTTCCAACCCATGCGTGTTTCTCCGCATCCCAGACGTTTGTGCTATACGCGTCCGTGCCGTTGGTGGCCTGCTGATAATGCGAATTGCCATACAAGCCAAGGCCCTTATTCAAGAGCTGACTATTAAGCGTGAACGTTCCCACAATGACATCCGCTGTGTCTGCAATCAGCGCCATGAATTTTGCAACGGCTTCTAGCGTTACCGCCAGCCCTTCGAACACGGGGCGCAGGCCAGCAAACAGTGTACCCAATCCTTCAAACGCGGGGCCTAATGCTGTTACGCATTCAAGCAGTGATGCAAAAGCATCCACAACGCCGCTTTTCTCTATATCAGTGGATATCTTATCCCATCCGCTGCTCATTTTGTCATAAAACTTTATGAGCGCGGGGGCAAATTCAATGGCAAGTTTGTTTTTGGCTTCTTCCTGTGTGTTGATAAGCCGCTGGTGAGCATCGTCCACTTTGCCCAAAGCTGTAAGCTCAGTCTCGGTCAAAACATATCCTGTGTCCTCGGCTTCTTTGCGGAAACTGTTTAACACATCGCTGCCCTGCACAATCAGCGGGTTAAGGTCCTGCGCCGACTTTCCGAAAATCGCCATAGAAGCTGCATCACGCTCAGTGGCGTTTCCCATGTTGTGCAAAGCGTCGATTGTCTTGTTAAACACTTCTTCGGAGCCTAACAAGTTCCCATAGCTGTCAGTGATAGATACTCCGAGCTTTGCAAATGCCTCCGCTGCGTCCCCAGTGCCGCCTCGCGCAGTATTCATACTCCGTATCATCTTTGCCATTGAGCTTTGGAGCGTTTCGACCGGCACGTCAATCAGCTCCGCTGCATATCTCAGCTCTTGCAAAGTCTCTGTTGCAAGACCGGTCTGCAGCGACATTGTCATAATTGTGTCTGCCGCTGCCGCCTGTTTGTCTGTGAGACTTATGAGAGCTTTTTCAACCTTTTCGATTGCGATAGCAGCCGTAGCGAATGTGCCAACAAGTGCCAATGTTTTCGCGTCAATCTTTGCAAATCCATCAAGGGCGTTTTTCATGCCGTTTGGTAATGATACACCGAACCTCGATGTTAGGCCGTCAAGGGCCGTCCCCAATCCCGCGCCTTTGGCAGTGACGCCATCCATTGATTGCTGCAATCCCTTGTTACTGATTTCATTGGCCTTGATAGCAGCATCATTTTTTTCAAGCTGGTGTTGCATTTGCAGCAGTTCAGTTTCGGCTTTGTTTAGGGAGTCTTTCCAGCCGTTGACTTGCTTTTTGTTGGAGTTGGTCGAACCTTCGGCGCTCTTTAAGGCAGCCCGGAGAGTCTCAATTTTCTGCCGCTGAGCGTCCATCTTATGATTGAGGATTTCATTTTGTGCGGTCAGGGCCTTTGTACTGCCTGCGGTGTCGGAATATTGCTCCGAGGCAAGTTTCATTTGCGAATTAAGAACGCGCAAATCGGAATTTATATTTGTAATAGCCGAACGAAATTCTTTTTCTCCGTCAAGTTCGAGCTTAGTTGATACGGTACGTGTAGCCATTTAACCACCTCCCTTTAGGTATTCTGACAGCGACATACTTTTCCCCTGTTGCGGGGGTGGCGAGTGGAGCTTGAAATACTCCGTGTACAGCGCCTCGCACCTTTTGGGTGTCATTGTGCGCCAGAAAATGCGCTCATCATTGTGGAGAACATTGAGCCAAATATTGAGATACCAGGCGAAGTTGAGGCTGTCACTCTGCTCCGCCTGGTCTTTCAGTTTTTTTCGTCTTTCTCTTTTGGCTCTGTGCTAAAAGCATCCGCAACAAGCGGCATTACTTTGTCTGTCACTTCCTGCATCCGAGCGGGAGATAAAGCTCGCCCAATTTGCTTTGCCGTGAAACGCTCCGGCCATGCCTGCGTATCAGCGTAGTCGTTAAGCATGGCCGCGAGAAATTCAAGACAGGATTTAAGCGTTGCTTTTGTTGACAGCGCATTGCTGATTTTGCCGCCGTACGCCTCCTGCACATCTGCCAACACGTTCATGCTGCAGGAGAGTTGATATGTCTTGCCGTCAAACTCAAACGGCTCAGTCTTAAGCCTGATATCTTCCATAGCTTAATGCACCGTATAGGCCGCTGTAAGTACCGCAGAGTTGGAATAACCATCCTTTACGGCAATGGCTTTAAGCGTGGTTGCGGCGGTGATTGCGGGCTTGGCTGTGGCATTGTAGACCGCGCTCGCGGTTGTCGGGGTAGTGCCATTGAGCGTGTAATAAATCTTCGCGCCAGCAGTAGCAGACGCAAGGGTAATAGTGCTGCCAGAAGCTACAGCACCGGCGGAAGGTGTTGCCGTGGGTGTCGCGGCTGCGGGTTCACCCAAAACGAGATCACACCATGCAATGGCATCTTCCTCCGTGTCGCAGACGGCGGTTTCAAAAATTTCGCCAGATGTACTGTGGTCGGAGAGCATTTCGCCGGTTGTTGTGGGTGTCTGGAACGTCACGTTCTGGCCGACGGTTTCAAACTTCATGGAGGGAGGCCCAAACCGCGCCCGCTTTATGAGTACGCATGTGAACTTCGTCTCGCCGTCAATGGCATCTTCAGCATAAAAAGACACCCCCACATAATTGGGGATGTTCGTCTTTGCATATACCATACTTGGGATTTCTTTGCCGTTAACCGTGCGTGTCGCGGTTGTCGCGCCGTAGAGTAGCGTTTGAGCCGCATCAAGGATGTATTTTGTTCCGATGCTAGCGGTGCCGCCCGTGGCCTTGCGAAGGTATTCAGCGAGAGAGCTTTCTGCATAAAGCCGACCTTCCGCAAATTTCAGCTCCATATTTGCGGTCATAGCGTCACCGACTTTGGTCTTGTCGGTGTAGGAAGTAACGCCGTTCGCGTTGTTGTACTTCGCGGCCTGTACGTATTTGAGATCAAATTGTGGCATAATGTGCCTCCTTTATATTTTTTTGCTTTCTAGCCATTTGGAATACACATCCATCATGGCCTGAGTGGTTTGGGCAGAACATTGTTCGTTTGCAGTACGCATCCACTGCAAAGCGGGGATGTGCCTATTCGGTGCACCAAACTCATAAACAAATCCGAGGTCGTTGTTTGTAACGTCTTTCGCATCTCCGCCTATCGTATACGTGCGGCCATGCTTGGAACGTGCACAAGACTTTGTAACTTGCTTGCGGCGGTATGTGTGATGTTTGCCATAAGGATAAACAAGGACATACCAATCCCCGTTTCTGTTGACTTTGGGGAACGCTCTGATAGAATCTCTGAGCTTCCCAGTGTCGACAAGGCCAAGACTTGCAATTTGCTTTTTTTGCGCTTCAATGGCTACTTGTCCGCCGGCCATGAGCATTTCTATTTTAATGTTGCGCGGAATCTCGGATATCTCCGACATTGATAGTTCAAGCTCATCCAGCCCCGCCGCGCTAAACCTCGCCATCGGTGGCCTCACATTCGAAAACATAGTGGAAGCTATCCGCACCGTCAGAAGCGTTTGTTACTGATGGGTATGTCATACCCGCATTGTGAAGTGCATTTTTTATTTGCTTCTTCTTTGCGGATGGATTTGATGTTCTTGGCAGTATCCAATGCAGCTGTACGATGTAGCGTATAACATGCGGTTTGCTTTCAGCATGTATGTCTGGTATCTCATTGTAGTTAAAAGTGCAATATTCCTTCTCCGTCCCGGTGTACACATCCGGCACACATACCGCCACAATCGGGGTCACGGCGGCTCGGATGGTGGAGTTAATGCTCATCGGACTACCTCCGAACAGTTGAGTTGCATTTCTCCACCGTCAAGCGGATATGCTCTTTCCACCTTGTACCGCTTGCCATTGTGCTCAACGTACTCTTGCCCGCCGTAGTCACACGCCCACATTTCAAATGCAGCTGTCAACTTCAGCCCGGCTTTCATGGCCTCGTAAAATTCGGAACGCGTCACGCCTTTGCCGCTGTCACACTTCACTGTGGTAAGCGTTTCAGTGGTGGTGTCATATCCATCCGCGTCAGTAGTTTTAATCACGTTCACAAGGCTAATGGTGTCGCACAGCGTCATGCCTCCACCACCTCCGCGTACTCACTTGCAAGCATCAGATTCCGCTTTTGCGCCTTGTACATCTCCATGTACTTCTGCCGCTTATCAACGTCCGTGCCTCTGTTTGCTTGGCAATAGGCGGTCACGGCGGTCACAATAAGCGGGTCTGCATCGTCATAGACAACAATGCCAGACAGCTTCAAATCTGCTTCTGCCGACGCAATCAAGCCGGTAAGCTCCACGTCATAAACATTTGCGCTGATGCCCAGCGCGGTTTTTACGTTTGCCAA